AAGATAATTTATTTTTATGTTGCACTTTTGATACTTTTGCAAAATATAATAATAAAACACAATGTTATTATTGTTGAAATTTTTCTTAGATTCCTGTATTCCTTAATGTAATGGTTGTTTTTATTTTTTGTACCCCAGTCTTGAATAAATTCAGGGATTCTAGTTTCTTGGTATTTTTTGTAAGAAATTAGAGTTAACAAAGTAAGTATTAAATCCAATTCGCTATTAAAATTTTTTGAAAATGCGCTAGACAAATTATCATTTGTTTTTATTTGGAAACTTTGCAAATCATTTATTATACTATCACTTGCTGCGGTATTGTAGTATGCAACATTTATAAACCCTGAAATAATTCCTTGAATTCTTAACTCTTCTAGCAACCCCCAAATTTTTTCTCTATTTGTAACAATACTTGCATTTGAAGTTGCTTCTTCTTTTGAAGAAATTAATTGTCTTTCATTTTTTAAATAATAATATGGGTCAAGTTCCCACGCCACTTCGCCATCATCCCAGGATTCTAAAATATATTCTTTTTCAATTTGCGGTTCGTATTTTTTTAGAATAGGTTTTTTTACTTTGTAGTTTGATATTTTTTTTGAAAAACTACATAATGTAATAGTAGTTGCGAAAAACGTTGTTAAATACAGCTTCATTGATATATTTTATAGTTATTAAATATTTAGGTTTCAAAATCAATTTTTATTTTTTCTTGTGTTAATTTTTCAAAAAATGAGTAAATAACATTTATTTTTTTTTCTAGTTTATTTATTCTATGTTCAATGATGTCTTGAGTTGTTGGATTTGAATCAATATCTGCAATGCTTATTTCTGTTGAGTTTAATATTTTTTCATTCTGATAAATATCTTCTGTCAAATCTTCCGCCCATGTTATTCGCTTTTCAGGATTATCATATTTATTAGTATTTTTTTCTATTTTTATAATTTCCAACGCATTTTGATTTTCTCTAGTTTTTTCTGATCGAACTGAAGTCTCCGAACTTTTTATCCAACTTTCTACGTCCTTTTTGTTATAAGTGTTTGTTATTTGTTGCATTTCTAAATTTCTTTCAGCAATTGTCCTTTTTATAATGTCATTTAATTCAGATAGTGGTTCATCTTTTGCATTATCAGTAAAATTTGGTTTTTCTGGAACAGGAATTGTCATTGCTCGAGTAAACTCTTCTTGTTTTTTTGTAAATTCCGTTTCAAACTCGTTTAATTTATTTGCTTGTATCTCTTGAGCTGTAATTAGTGCACCAGTTTCATGTATTACTAATGGTTTAGGTTTGGGTAAATTTTCATTTAAAATATTTACAATTATTGATATAAAGTTTTTATTCATTTCAAGTAAACTTTTATATGTTTCTTTTTCTTTATCATTAAACTGCTTTGCTACTCTCAAAAATAAATTATTTATTAAAGAAACCTCTTCTCGATTTTTATTTACGATTATGTCGTCATCTAGTATAATTTCCCAAAGCATTTGAATATTCTGTTCACTCAAGAAATAATTATGTTTTTCATATGACATCGATATATATAAATAATTTGTTATTTATTTATATACTTTTTTCCACCTTTGAAAAAGTCCACCTTTGAAAAGGTGGAGCCAAAACTAGCGTTATCCACGGGAGCCTGGATTAAAAAGGGTTTAAATAAAGGTTGTTATTGAAAATGGTAAGGGCTTTTAGGGCAGGAGGGATAAGGAATCCGGCTTTGCCGGATTCTGTAGAGCGGGGGTCTAAACTTCGTTAAACCTTGGTTCCCCGCTACTAAAATTGATTTCTTTGTAAATAAATAAATCAAACAAAACCACAAATGTCACTCTTTCAAAGTCTTCCAATGGATATTGTCAAACTCATTCTTCTTTTCGATAAGAGATTTATTCTTCGCAAAGGACAAATAATCGTAATCAATAAACTAGAAAAAGTTAAATATTCAAATGTATTTGAATTTTTCCTAAAAACTTCAAATATTATTAGACCTATATTAGGTTGGGTTCTATATCTTCATAATGATTACTATTATTATGAAACGCAAGTTTGTTTGTATATTAAAAACCAAAAACAGCTTAATGAGATGTGAAACGCAAAGAAGATGGTTTTGTAGAAATGAAAAATTAAATTTTAAATTCTTTCTAGAGGAGGGGTTAAGGTTCCCCAAGTTATAGGTCTTCATTAAAGTATACCTTTCGAAACTTTGACATATATTCATCTTTCAAAATATGGGTTTTCAAGTAGTGTTCATTTATTTTATCTTCTAACATATGTACAATAAAGTATAAGCCATAGATTCCACATTCTGTATTTCCATACTGATGTTCTACAGGATAATTTTGGTCAAACTCAAAATCAATGCGCGTTTTAAGTGATTTTCCTTGTTCAATAACATTATCGACAAATTTTTTAATTCTTTTTGGAATTTTGTCTCCTGCACTATCAAAATAGAAGATTTTTTTTCGTTTTATATTAATAAACAAACTTACCCAGTGACTACCACCTAAGTAATGTGGGTCAGTATTAAATATTACACCTACTTTGGTTTTGCCATTTTTTATTTGTTCAGTCAAACTAAAATTGCAAAGTTCATTCCAAACGCATTCGCCGTATTGTTTCTTTACATCATAATCAATTGGAGACGGCCCGATGAACTCAAAGCATTTATATGCTTTTTCATATTGTTTCATAACATCCAATATATCAACACTTGATAGCCATTCATTTGGATTTTTTTTCCATTCGCTAGGAGACTTAGGAGCAAATGCGTCTTCAAGCTCTTTTTTAACTTTTGTATTACCAATAAAATTTTGTTTTAACCAGCACGATTCTTTACTGCAAACACTACTCATATTTTTTTTTAAAACATCCCATATTTCTTTTGATTCATTTGTATTAATTACAGCATCTGGATGTCTCAAATTCCATAAATCACGTAGTTTATATAAATCTTCGTTAGAAAAACAACTGAAATCATTTTTATTTTTTTTTTGTGACGGGCTGCAACGAAGATGCTTCATTTCTATTTTTTTATTACTGAAAGACTTTCTTATTTTATCTTCCTTTTTCCCGCCACGATATTTCTTAGTTAAATTTGTTCCCCTTGATTTTTTTCTAGTATTTTTCATCCTAATATTACGCTATATTTTCTTTTTTTTTCCGCTTAATTATGCCTTTATTTTTTAACTCCGGATCCGCTAAATCAATATCTTTTTGTTTTGGGATAACAGGGGGGTCCGGAACTTTTAACATTTTTCTTTTGACAAATTTATCTAATGGATTTCCCATTTTAACAGAACGCATAAGTAATTTATCTGCCTCATGCTTTTTATTTTCTTTTTCATTAGAAGCAGAGGCGTCATTTTGATTACAATCATCAGGGTCAAAGTTTTTGTATTCTTCTTGTAAAATATCATTATTGTCTATAGATTTGAAATAATTTACGCATGTTTTAATATAATTATCAAAAGCAAATTTAACATCAATAAATACGTTTTTTTCGTGTTCGCTTGGTTTTGATAGTAAGTCCCGAGTCAAATCTACAATTCGTTTCTTATAAAACCTCCTATCTTGCCTATTTAAACTATTTGATACTTTGTTCTGCATAATGCGGGTATAATGGTCTTTATTCATTAAACAATCTAACGTTACCTGGTTTATAAAATTATCACACATTTACTTATATATGTGATAATTATTTTGTTTTTATAAAACTTACACAAAATCAACTGCAACCATTTGTTTGAATATCTTTGACATTTGTTCGAGTGGAATTTAAAAATATTCCCGGCGCCAAATTTTCCGGATTGGGATTGAATGCATCAAATTTCTCTTCTCTGAATAATTCATTAAAGGGTTGGTTGCATGTTTTTGTAGCTTGAAAATCATATTGATAAAGGTCACTTGCACTATCAGGAACATAAACCGATTGGCTGCATTTTTGCAAAGCAAATATTTGGTTCCTTAATTCAGATTCCTTATTGATATTAGATGAGTAACCAGACCACGGAGATTGCGAGTTTCCAGGATTAAAAATTGCGCGCGTGTTATACGTAGGATAACTCATGACTTGAACTGAATTTTCTCTTCTAGGGTCAACAATTGGTAATATCGAATACTTGGTTGAAACTGCCCTTGGAGTAAAGTAAGGTTGAAGAACTTGCGAAGGAATATTTCTATCATAAATTCTTGAATTTGTTTCGCTATTGATTATTGCAGAAAGATAGTTATCACAATTTAGGTTATTATTCATATTTGTGGTTAACTAATATAGAACAACAATAAAATATTTTCTTTTTTATTTTATTTTTCTCAGTATTTTTCTCAGTATTTTTCTCAGTATTTTTCTCAGTATTTTTTTCAGTATTTTTCTTAGTATTTATTGGTGCTTAATTTGTAAAATTGATATAAAGAATTGGCAAATAATAAATGAGACATGTGTGGTATTTTCGCAATTTTAAATGAAAGCAATCAATACTCAAGTGCTTTTATTCAAGAGCATTTTAATAAGGGAAAGAGCCGAGGTCCTGAATCTTCTAAATTAATAAAGGCTGGAATCAAGTTACAACTTGGATTTCATAGATTGGCTATAAATGGGCTAAATGATAAGTCGAATCAACCTATTACTATTGGCTATATTACATTGATATGCAATGGAGAAATATATAACTATAAAGAGCTATATGCTTCCATGAAAATTGTTCCCGAAACCGACTCTGATTGCGAAGTAATTATTCATTTGTATAAACGTTATGGTATTGAACATACGTTGCAAATGCTAGATGGCGTATTTTCATTTATTCTTTGCGATAATACTAATGTTGATTTGGAGTCTGGCAATGCGTTAAAGTCCAATGAAGTATACGTTGCAAGGGACCCGTATGGCGTGCGCCCTCTATACTTATTAAAGCATTCGAATCCGCAAAATAAGTATCTCGCTTTTGCATCAGAACTAAAGTGCTTGGCAGAGTTTCAACGCACTGATACAGAATTTTCTGTAAGTCATTTTGAACCCGGAACATATTCCGTTTATGAACTATCTCATTTTGTTTCAGCGAATTGGACTTTGGCAAAAGAAAATGTTCGATACCATTCAACTGGATTCAACACTAGTTCGTATTGTCAAACACATGATACTATTTCAGAAGGAATACGAAATTATTTTATGGAGGCCGTAGAAAAGCGATGTTCTACAACAGAGCGCCCCATTGCATGTTTGTTATCTGGAGGCTTAGATAGTAGCTTGGTAACTGCATTAGTAAATAATTTTAGAAAGCGCAAGTATCCTGGCTCAGAACCACTTGAAACTTATAGCATCGGCTTAGCTGGCTCCGAGGACTTGAAGTATGCTAAAATAGTCGCAGATTATTTGGGAACAAATCATACAGAGATTGTTCTCACGGAGCAGGAATTCCTCGACGCTATTCCAGAAGTGGTTCGTGTGACCGAAACTTACGATACAACGTCTATAAGGGCGAGTATTGGTAACTATTTACTTGGCAAATATATTTCAGAGCATAGTGATGCCAAAGTAATTTTCAATGGCGATGGTTCTGATGAACTTTGCGGTGGATATCTTTATATGCACAAGTGTCCAGATTCTGTCGAATTTGACTACGAAACAAGGCGCCTCCTTAAAGATATTCATATGTTTGATGTTTTACGTTCAGATAAATGTATATCAAGTCATGGTCTTGAACCTAGAACGCCTTTCTTGGATAGGTCGTGGGTCCAATATTATTTGTCTATTGATCCGCATATCAGGAATCATGCTCTACATAAAGTGTGTGAAAAATATTTGCTGCGCAACGCATTTTCAGAGGAAAATTTTACAGGTTTTGGCGGGAAGCCTATTTTACCAGATTCCATTTTATGGCGGCGCAAAGAGGCATTCAGTGACGGCGTCAGTAAAACATCCAGGTCTCTTTATACAATCATAGAAGAGCACATTGCAACTTTACCAGAACCAGAATGCAGTAATAATGGTGTAAAAGCGGTAACAAAGGAGCAAAAGTATTACAAGTCCCTTTTTGAAAAACATTACCCTAGCGCCACAAATATTATCTCTTATTACTGGATGCCAAAATATGTAAATGCAACCGATGCCAGTGCGAGAACTCTTGATATCTATAACGCCGTATGATCAGCTGAAAAAAAGGCACCAACAAAAATTATTTTATATGCGGTATGTATGAACCTAAAAAAATTTTTATATGAGTTACAATTGAATGGCGTTTCTTTATTTGGTAAAATAGCTATTGCGTCCTATATTATTTCAATTATTGGTCTAGCAACAACGCAACCAAAATATATTGAGACTTTGAATACTTACGTTAAAATTTATGCATGTTTATTTTTGATTTATAGATTTAATCGTTTTCGAAAAAATGTTAAGTTTACAGAATTAGATAGAAAAATTGTTTTTAGCGTGGCGCTATTTATGTTGGTGACTGTTGCGGTTGATTCGATTGCAATGAGTTATTTTAACAAAGCAAAATCAAAATTTGAATCTGTTGCTAGAGATGTGACGTCGAAACTTCCTATTCCCATCCCAAAAGCTACGAATCCCGTTTAAATGTTTTACTTCTACCAGATGATTTTCTTTTATTGGTAAAAGCCTTATTAGGTTTTGCATCTTTCCAATTTTTATTGAAAAAGGTTTGTAGGTGAAACATTGTTTTTTTTGTTATAATTTTATCAATTTCATATTCATTTTCAGGTTTTTCTACATATTTATATTCATATTGGTTCATATAATTTAGCATAAATTCACTAAAATCTTGCCCTACTTTTTTTGCAAGTTCGCAAGTTAAGAAGCGCTCTATCATTTGTTCAAAAGAAAGGTCGTGAACATATGGATTTACTTTGATATAATAAATATTTTTTCCACTCATTTCAGGGTATAAAACATCATCCAAAAAACATATTTCAGTATTTGCTGGTAATTTAGAGCATTTTAATAAATCATGAATTGTTTTTTCATGACTTGTTCTACATAATTCGTATCTTTTACCATTTATTTTGAAAGCGCCAATGATTTGGTCAAATAACTGGAATTTTATTTTTGATTCAAAATAGTTTTTTATGTAAGTTGCCCACTCCTTTGTCCCTTGGTTATTTGTGTAAATTAAAACAGAATGACAAACTTTTGTTTGCTTCTTATACTTTAAATAGTTCAGAACGGATATTATATTAGGTCGCACAAATTCATGAAATAAATCTAGTAGCTCGTTGAAATCATCTTGCGCCAATTTGTAATCTATATTTTTATCTTTAATGTACGCATTTAATGAATCCCAAAATATTCCTAATTCAGTAAAATATCCTAGTGTTTCATCTAAATCAAATACTACAATTTTAATTGGTTTCATTTCTGTTAATATATACTTGTAAAATATACTTTTACAATTATTTAACTATTATTCTTTGCCTTCAGTTTTTAAAATTTATTATTGAAAATAGCGGGGAACCCAGGTTTAACGAAGTTTCACGAAGTAAGACCCCCGCTCTACAGAATCCGGCAAAGCCGGATTCCTTATCCCTCCTGCCCTTCGGGAATGAAAAGACATTACCATTTTCAATAACAACTTTTGTTTATTGAAAATTAACATTTTTATTCCAGGCTCCCGGTGGATGAAGCTAATTGAAAATATTTATTTTAATTATGAAAATATTATTTATGTAAATACACTATATAATGGCATCTGTCTATGAAAACGTGTTTTCCAATGAAGATTTAGAATATATAAACAACCATCCTGAAGTTCTTTTAGCTAAGACTTCATTAGATGCCAAATCAGCTGGAATGGTGTATTTTTCAGTACCTATAACAAATTCAATTCGTTCTACCTTACAAACACGATTTGGTTTACATCTTTCTTTAGATTCACAAATACCCATGAGATGGATTAAGGGAGACATAGCACCTCACGTTGACGTCGGTTCATCAAACTTTGAAAATACATATTTAATGTATCTTAATGACTCTCCAGGTGAACTTATTGTAGATTCACAATCTTATCCCATTCAATCCAATACAGGAATTGTTTTTAATGAAGGACTTTCGCACGAAACACTATATACAGAAAATATTCCTCGTTTATTGCTTGGTCCTATGAATGAATTGGCCGAACCAGTTGGTTCTCCTTTAACCTATTTTTCTACAGAAGCAGATGCTCTTACCGAGACAAATGTCTTGGGTTACGGGGGTGGTTATGTTGTTGGGTCAGGAGGTCCCTTTGGTCCTGGAGATGGATATACAAGTTGGAGACTCGCTTCCAATAGCAGTGGTACATCTCCGCAAAATGTAATCTATCCAAATGGAAGTACATTAATTGCAGTTGGTTCCTACTATTTATATCCCTCTGCTCCATGCTTTTTAGAAGGATCTACAATCCTCTGTCAAGTGGATGGTGTTGAAAAATACATTCCTGTTGAACAGCTCAAGAAAGGAACCCTTGTTAAAACCAGTTTGAATGGGTATAAACCGGTAGTCTTAGTTGGTCAAGGATTAATTGAAAATCCTGGAAATAATGAACGAATTGAAAATCGCCTCTATAAATGTTCTACTTCCAAGTATACTCAACTAAAAAATGATTTATATATTACTGGTTGCCACTCTATTCTAGAGTATCCTATAACAGAAAAACAAAAAGAAGACACTATTAAACATCTTGGTAAATTGTTTGTCACGGATGAAAAATATAGATTGATGGCGTGCGTGGATGAACGCACTGAGCCTTGGAATTCTAAAGGCACATATACAATATGGCATTTTGCTCTTGAAAATAACGACGAAAAAATGAATTATGGCGTTTATGCAAATGGAGGATTATTAGTTGAAACATGCTGTATTTATTTTTTGAAACAAAAGTCAAATATGGTATTTAATTGAATTAATTCTCAAAAATTAATTCCCAAAAAAAAAGTTGCTTTTTTTTATTTGTATAGTGTAATAAAATATATGAATTACAAAATAACTGATTCCGATTATAAGAAAATACTTCGTTTTTATGATCAACCTATTCCTTCCAATAAAAATGCGTTAAAAAATAAAGCCGAAGATATTTTAGCATTAAAATTGTGCACTTGTATAAAAAAAGTAAACCCAACTTTAGAAAAAAAGAGCGAGCCTAAAGCTATTGGAATATGCACTCGGAGTATTTTCAATAATCGAGGCTTGACTCGTGGTAAATTTAAATGTTTAACGAAACGTTCACTCTCATTTCAAAAAACACAGCGCTCCATTAAAATCCGTAAAAGTAAAACTTCTAAAAAAAGATGAGCAAAAGAAGAAATAAAACAAGAAATAAAAAGTATCATAATATATAAATGCTATATTATGATGTCATTATTGTTGGTGGTGGAATTGCCGGGTTATATAGTGCATATCAAATTAAAAAACATTTCCCCAAATTATCATTTTTAGTTTTAGAGAGAGATAAGAGGTCGTGGCTCGGAGGACGTGCGAATAATGTCGACTTTTATGGGGTTTCAGTTGTTACTGGCGCGGGTGTAATCAGGAAAAATAAAGACAAGTTACTCATTGACTTGTGCGATGAACTTAAAGTAAAGTATAGCGAATTTCCTGTCAAAAAACATTATGCAAAAACAATTGAACCGGTCGATATAGGTAAAATAGTTAACCATTTGAAAAAAGAATACAGAAGTGAAGTTGATTCGAATAAAACATTCAAAGAGTTTGCTCTTCCTATTTTGGGCGAGAGTGTTTATAAGAATTTACTTATTTGTTCTGCATATACTGACTATGAAAATGAGGATGCGTATGAAACATTATACTACTATGGCTTTGACGATAACTATAAACCTTGGCTAGCGTTAAATATTTCATGGCATGAACTCGTTGAAAAATTGGCGCATAAAATTGGTATTGAAAATATTAAAACAAGTGCAAATGTAGTTGGAATTCATAAAATGGATGAGTGTGGGTGCGGCTTTTTAATTAAACTTGCTAATGGCAAAAAAATGACTTGTTCTAAAACGATTATTGCCACAACAATTAGTAGTGTTAAAAAACTAGTCCCTGGCGCAGATAAACCAGATAGTATTTATCAACAAATACATGGTCAAGTTTTTTTACGTGTTTATGGAAAGTTTTCAAAAGAATCGGCTGAAATTATGAGGGGCGCAGTTCCTACGCAAACTATTGTTCCTGGACCATTGCATCGCATAATTCCAATGAATCCTGAAAAAGGCGTCTATATGATTGCATACACAGATAATGATGGCGCAAAGTTTTTCAAAAATAGATTGGAAAATAGTGAGGTAAATCGTGCATTTTTTTGCGATATTATTGAAAAGTCGTTGGCTTTAAAACATGGCACATTACATTTAAACGCAATTAGAGATTTTTATTGGCCTATAGGAACACATTATTATGAACCTCTTAAAGGACCTTATAAAAATAGAGTGCAGTTTATTCGTACGGCGCAAAATCCAATGCCTTGCATGTACGTCGTTGGAGAGATGATAAGTAGAAAGCAAGGTTGGACAGAAGGTGCGCTAGAAAGCGTAAATGCAATTATTTCCAAGGTTGGTTAAAATAATTTTTTATTTGTTTAGTATATAATGCGCCATTACGTAAACGAAGAGACAAAACTTCATGGAGATGGCGTTAAAGTTGTGCGTAAAGTTCGTATTAAAGGAGGCAAAGGAGATAAAAGTGTATCTCATTATAGACGAGGAAAGCATATATTTACTGCAAAAAAACCTCTAAAAAGCGGAGAAATAACCTTGATCAAAATTGGCAAGTTTATTCCTGGTTTATTTAACGATTGTGGCTGCGGAAAAAAAAATAAAAGTAAAAAAATGCGCAGTCTTTAATTAAAAATAGCGGAGTTTACTCCGCTATTTATTTTAAATTTATACGAAAATTGTTCTATTTAAATTTTATTAACTATTTTATTTTGATAAATGGTCTAGTGCGCTAAGTAATACTAATTCTTGATCGCTCAGTTTTTGAAATATGAGATTTTCATCCATTTTTAGTTGAAAGTGCCTATTCATAAATCCTTTACATACAATAACGATTCCATTATCAGTAATTTTTATATCGCATAGAATTCCACCTTTTTTAAGCGGAAGGTCATCTGGGTCTGTAAGAGGAATCCAACGCAAATACGCACCATATTTGAGTTCATTCATTTCGTCGATATATTTATAAGTTTGCAATTTATCCATATAGTCAAGTAGTGTTTGTCTTGATAAATGAATTTCTTTTAAAACATTTAAATTCATTTCTTTCAACTTAGCAGTTGTAAAGTTGAATAGGCTTTCATTTTCTTCATTTTCTAATGCTTTCAATAATTTGTTAGTATCCATATAAATATACTAGTTTAATTTTTATATGGATTTATTTTTACTTTTAGTCAGAAAGGTTTAACGAAGTAAGAGCCAAATCACCCTTTTTATTTCAAATCCGATTACTTAGATTGACACTCATTTATAAATGAGCAAGGGCCTAGTATAATAAATAATAAATAATATAAATATATTATAATGTATTTTGCTGACCCTTTTCAAGAACTAATAATAAATAACAAGGAATTAGTTTTCATACATACTCCAAAATGTGCTGGTTCATATGTTTCTACTATTTTATCAAATTTAAAAATTAAAAACAATGGTCATAATCAAGCAACTCCTAGTAATACCTATATTTATTTTACAGTTATTAGAAATCCCGTTGAAAGATTTGAGAGTTTATTAAATTATCGTTTGGATGAAAAAACCCCTAGAGATGACTGGCCGAAACATTTATCATATATGCATTATGATAAAAATTATAATTTAGATGAAATTATTTCAAACATGACAAATGAAGAAATTTTAGGATTTTCACCATATAAAACAATTGATTATTGGACAAAAAATGTAGACATAATTGTAACTTTAGATAATTTACCAAAAATGTTAAAATATTTTGGATATGAATATGATGTTAATTCTTTTAAATCTGTTAATGTATCAAATAAAATAAGAGGTACAATAAACCAACAGAATAAAGATAGAATAAAAACTTTATTTAATTATGATATTGAAATATATAATATGGTAATTAATTCGGAATTTTATACTAGCAAAGATTTAAAATGAGCTCTTCATAAGAGCATAATTTTAAATTGTTACTTGATTCTGACCAAATGTGTAAAATAGCAGGGGAGGGGGAATCCTGGTTTCCTAAAACTGGAAGGATTACCAATAGCGGGGAACCCAGGTTTAACTACGTTGCCACCCGCTCTACAGAATCCGGCAAAGCCGGATTCCTTATCCCTCCTGCCCTAAAAGCCCTTACCATTTTCAATAACAACTTTTATTTATTGAAAATTAACGTTTTTAATCCAGGCTAGCGGTGGATAACGCTAATTACCAACTAGAGCCTCCGAATGAGCCTCCAAGTGCTTCATTTGCGGCCATAGGCCCCATCATCATACCACTATCCATTCCAGGGGTCGCTGCACCAACTAATGGGGTTTGCTGCCCTCCGTACATTTTATTGTAGTCGGGTAATTGTTGCTCTGCGCTAGCAACGGGTAAGTTATTGATTGCGGTTCCATCAGTATACGATTCACGCATCATCATTTGCGTAGACATTTGGCTAGGATTTTGAGCTATGGGTTGTGATACTTTAATGGATCCAGAACCAGATTTTCCCTTACCCTTCTTCTTTTTATCATCCGCACTTTTTCCTTCCCATAAATCTGATAAGCGTTCAACTAGTATGGTAACCTTATCGCCTAGTTTAGTCTGTAAACTTAATATTACCATCAGCGTGCTAGTTACAATAAATATTATACTATGTTCGGGGTATTTGATGCCGCTATATGTAGGAACATATGTAATAAGTCTATTAATGAAAACTAACCCCACAAACAATACTAATATTTGCCCCATAACTTCTGCTAAAATTTCAACACTTCCTTTATGTTCATCGGCTTCAGGGACAAACTTTTGCATAACTTTATTTAATGCAATTATGGGAACGATTGCTAATAACGAGTATTGTATCACATTTAAAAATTCGGCTTTCCCTTCATCTTCAAAATTAAAAACATGTTTTATAAAACTTTTTGATGATTTTAATTCGCCTCCTTCAATATCCATATGATTTATAAAAAGAAATTAATATTTATAAAAAGAGAGATAAAGCTAAAGTATACTATTTTTATACATTCATTGTTTTATGGTAGAAAATAAGGAAGAAAAGCAATACTTAGATTTACTAAAGGAAATTATTGCAACCGGTTCAAGAGAAATAGGACGTAATGGTGCAACTATTGGCGTTTTTGGAAGGTCTATGCACTTCTCTCTAAAGAACGGCAAAATTCCTATTTTTACGACGAAAAAGGTGGCTTGGAAGACTTGCGTAAAGGAGCTTCTATGGTTTGTTCGAGGTGACACAGATAATAAAATATTACAGGATCAAGGCGTTAGAATATGGGACGCTAATACGAGTCGTGAATTTTTAGATTCAAGAGGGCTCAATCTTTATCGCGAGGGTATGGCCGGACCAATTTACGGATATCAATGGCGACATTATGGCGCCAGTTATAATTGTTTTACAGGTAAACCATTAACAGATGTTTACCCTTTTGAAGGTTTTGACCAACTTCAACAAATTATTGACCAGTTAAAAAATCCAGAAACAAGAAATAGTAGACGTCTTATATTGACATCATGGAATCCTAGACAAATTGACCAGATGGCTCTTCCTCCCTGTCATGTTCTCTGCCAATTCAATGTTCATGATGGTAATAAGTTGTCTTGTTCTATGTATCAAAGATCTAATGATGAAGCATGTGGAACGCCGTTCAATATAGCATCGTATAGTTTTTTAACTCATTTAATAGCAAAACATTGTGGTTTAGAGGCGCATGAATTTGTTTACTTTAAAGGTAACTGCCATATTTATGAAGAGCATATTGATGGGATAAAGTTACAAATATCCAGAGAGCCGCATGAGTTTCCAACATTAGAAATAGAGCGCGTTAGAGAGAATATAAATGATTATCAAGTAGATGATTTTAAAGTTTTAGGATATAAAAGTCATCCAGCTATTAAATTCAATATGATTGCATAGAATATTTAGTAAATGCGTCAATTACTTAAAAACAATATGTTTATAACTTTTATTAATGAGTAGTTCACGTTCTATTGCTGCCGCTAGACAAAGACGCGCTGGAGAGGCGCCGCCTGTTGCGCAAAGAGGACCAGGAACATCAATGGGTTCTCAACAGGCTTTTGCTCAACAACAAATGCAACAACAATCATATTCTCAAAGCCAACAACAAAGCAAAGGCGGGCTTCCTCCGCAGGCGCCTCAAGTGCCTGTCGGTAAATTATCTCTTGGCGACGCATTTGCATTAGTAACAATCAGGTTAGGCAGAGTTGAAAGTATTATTCAAAAATTGGAAGCTGAAGGTGTTATTGGAGAGAATGCACCGGTGCATTCTTCAACAATGGAACATGATGAAAATATGCGCTTAGTAGATGATACTGTTATTAGAAATATAATTGCACGATTGGGAGATTTAGAAAAGAGTCATAGCAAAATATCTGCGCAGTTACAGCAGTCTATACGCGTGGAAGACGTTTCAAATATTGTTGCGCAAAATATTGAAGAGTTGCAAAATCAAATGTTTAAACTTGAAAATGATTTGAATTTACTTTCAAATGGAGCGACTTCAGAAAATGTGTCACAAAGCATGACCGATTTACAAGGCCAAGTTTCTCAGTTGCGCGAAGAGTTTAATTCTAATTCAAGTTCTAGCAAAGGTCTAACTACCGATGATGTTTTGTTGATTGTATCGCAAAGCAACACCGATTTGAAACTACAACTTGATGAGTTGCGCAACAATTTAAATGAAATCAATACTGGTTTTACTACTGATGCTGATAGTTTAAAAAAACAGGTTGAGCAACTTCAAAATGAATTGAAAGAAGCAAAAGAAATGATAGAAAGTTTGAAGTCGTCATCTAGTGAAAAAAATGAATAAATATGTTACCTTGATAATATATTAATGTTTAATAAATATATTATGAATAATAATTTAGTGCAAGAAGCGATAGCAAAATTTTGCAGAATTGATAATGAGTCAGTTTATATTGATTATCAAGTATTTAAGCATATTGCGTCAGACCTTACGTATGATGTTATTACTCAAATGATTGTTAATTCCTTAACTAGCGCGCTAAGTAAAAGTAAAACATTTATAATTCATTTATCATTAAAACATTTAACGCTTAAAGAACTTGATAAACATTATAATTATATAGCAAAGATTTGCGCTTTGTTTAAGTCAGAGTTTCCCGACAAGCTTGAAACTTGTTATATTTATAATGCGCCTTTTGTATTTTCTCAAATAATTTCTATAATATCCGTATTTATAGATAAAAAAACTCAGAAAAAAATATGCCTTATGGATAAATCTTCATCTTTTGATAATAATAAATTATTTGAAACTTTATAAAATTGAATCAAAACAATATGAAAATAATTGAGCATATTAAGATAAAGATAAATGAAGCTTGTCGTAACAGATAAACAAAAAAAGGATGTTTTCCTTGCTATATTTCAAGTCTTGAAAGGATGTACTAGTTTGGTATCTATAATTATGCTGGAAGACCATGTTTACGTACAAGGAATGGACAAGGCGCATGTCTGTTTATTTGATATGAAAATTATGAAGGATTGGTTTGAAGATTATGAAATTGAAGATAGTGATGCAAAAAATATTTGCTTCGACTCATCTACATTTCATACTATATTGAATATAGCACGTGATGACCAAACGATTACAATTTCGTATAGCGGCGATGCAGATAAGTTAAATATTGACTTGACGTCAGCAAATCATGTAAACTATGACAAGTATTTCGCAATTCCTTTGACGGATTTAGAGAAAGATATACTTTATATTCCTGATACTGAATATGAAGTCGACTTTACAATTAATTCAAAAAAAATCTGTGAAATAATGTCGCAAATGGTTTTATTTGGCACAGATATTGATGTTGAATGTAGCGATGAAAAAGTAAACTTGAAAACAACTGGCGAATTAGGTGATATGTTGGTCACTATATCTATTGATGATCTAAATGAATATAGCATAACAGAAAACGAGACCATTGCACTTTCGTATAGCTTGACTTTTATACATAAGATGTGCTTATCAACCAAGTTAGCAACTGATATTACTTTTAGCATAAGTAAGGATGTTCCGATGAGAATATCTTATGATTTAGGCGACGAAAGCAGACTATTATTCTATTTGGCGCCCAAATGCAACATTTAATTCCTAGCGGGTGGCAACGAAGTTAAACCTGGGTTTAACGCAGTAGCTCCGCTACTATTTGCGTATGTTTGGCTATACCTTTTTAAAGGTAAGTATTAGTTATATGAAGGCTATACTTGGGTTTTTTATTTTTTGTCTAATTTTATTTTTATATTTACACATCCATTTTCACCTTAAAACCAGCGATGATTTAGAAATGTACGAATTTGATTTAGAATCTAAAGATAAATTTGAAGAGGTTTGTAATTTAAGGCAACCAGTTCTATTTAATTTTGATAATGAAAAAATTATTAAAATGACATCTCTTGATTATTTAGCAAACAACTATGGGTCATTTGAATTAAAAATTAGAAGTGCAAAAGACGATGATTATAGTTCCGAGATTTATGTGCCTTTAGATATAAATAAGGCAGTGAAACTATTTGGAGATGATAAAAGCGGTGTTTATTTTTCTGAAAATAATTCGGATTTTTTACAGGAAACTGGTGTAATTAAGAACATACGCAATAATGATGAGTATCTAAGACCATATATGGTTTCAAATTGCAATTATGATGTCATAACTGGTTCTTTGGATACCGAAACACCATTTCGCTATGAAGTAAACTATAGAAATTATTTTTTAGTTACGCAAGGAAGTGTTAAAATAAAATTAGCCCCTCCAAAAAGTTCAAAATATTTGCATCCAGTGAGTGACTATGAGAACTTTGAATTTAGAAGCCCTGTAAATCCATGGACCCCTCAACCACAATATAGCTCTAATTTTGATAAAATGAAGTGTTTAGAATTTACTTTGACTTTAGGAAAAACATTATACATACCAGCATATTGGTGGTATAGTATTAAGTTTAATAAAAGTTCAAGTATATCAAAACTTACATATAGAACTTACATGAATAACATGGCTATTTTACCACAAATTGTAATGAATAAACTTCAAATGCAAAATACTAAGCGAGAGTCAGTTAAAAAGGCTAAGATGCAAAATGAAGAGATACATACAAGTGAAGAAGTTAAAACGGAATAAAGCATCTTTAGAAATTAGCGTTATCCACCGCTAGCCTGGATTGAAAAAGTTAATTAAAGGTTTCTATTGAAAATGGTAAGGGTCTTTAGGGCAGGAGGGTTAAGGAATCCGACTTTGCCGGATTCTGAGTAGCGGGGGCAACTTCGTTAAACTTGGGTTCCCCGCTAAATTCAAATTATTTAGAAATAATATTATTAAAATAAAAATAATATAAAAAATTTTTATTAGTGTATATTATAATATGTCGTTGTCGTGGAATACTAACAACTATAACTACAACTGGCAAGGAGTAGCTAGTAACTCAGATGGAACAAAACTAATCGCGGGGGCGTATGGCAACGGAATTTGGCAATCGCTCAACTCTGGAACTACTTGGTCACAGATTTATACTAGTAGTGGTAATACTTGGTATTCATGCACAAGTAGTGGTGATGGCACTGTATTAGCTGCAGTAAACAGAAATACTGTTAGTTACCCCGGCACTCCTGCTGTTGTTTATGTATCAACTAATTCAGGCGCAACGTGGACAGCTCGGAACATCGGCCCGACGCCAGTATCCAACCAACCTATGCAATTTGTTTCTTGCAATAGTCTTAGCGGTCAGTATATGGTAGCAGCTTTTAATGCTGGCTCTTTAGTGTATTCAACAAATACTGGTAGCACTTGGAGTTTAGCAAGCACCAGCAGCAGCAACAACTTTATGGGTGCAGCATTAAGTGAAGGAGGGAATATTATGTATGGTGTGAATCTTTCCAATCAAGTTTGGAAATCAACAAATTATGGTAGCAGTTGGTCCAACCAGTCTAGTGTAACGGGGTCGTCGGCGGGGGGTACTACTACTATTGCGTGTAGTAGTAACGGATCAGTTGTCGTTGTTCCGGGGTCGAATGGAGTTTATTTATCGACAGACGGCGCCACTACTTGGACTAATATCACGCCAGCTGGGGTTTCGAATCTGCCCTGGAACTCTCTAGTAGGACTTAGTTCAGACGGACTTAGTAGCATATTTATCGGTAATAGTAATACCGGTGGCAGCGGC